AATAGACCCCGACAAGACCAGCATAGGTTTTGGTCACCGAATTCCCAAAGGCGTGGAATACAAGTTGTGGGAAGCCCAGCGGGAGAAAGCAGAGGCTGCAATTGCCGCTGCTGAGGTTGAGAGGCTGCGCGCCCGCGTCGAGGTGCTGGAAAGGGCGCTTCGACGGATTCAAGCCACGCCACACCCTAGCGTGGCGGCTCAATGCACTAACTGCTATAACCATCAGAAAACAGCGACCTACGCGCTTGAAGATGCTGCGCCATGACTAAAGTATTGCTCTGCCTCTCCTGCCTCCACAAGACGGCGCGGCGGATGACCATTGATGTGCCAATGCCCCTGCCAGACAACACGACGTATGTGTCTAGACGATCCGTCAGACGCTGCGAAAGGTGCGGCGCCGAATGGGAAAACACGCAGGACGGTGATTGGCGTCCAGCATATTTCGCGGCCATTAAGGAGGCCAAGCCATGAGCGACATCTACAAGGAGTTCGGAGTTGATTTCCTGTGTGCACGATACGCAGGACCGACCGCAGCGGAGATGAAGATGGCGCAGGAGATCACCCGGCTCCGCGCCCTTGTCGATGTGCTGCGCTGGCCGCTGGCGGTCTACATTCACGCTCATGCGAGTGGAAGCAATGTTCCTCCGCACATTGAGGCAGCAGCCCGCGCCGCGCTGGAGGCCAAGCCATGAGCGACATTGTTGAAGCAGTAGCACGCGCAATTTGTGTTGCAGAAGGACTAGACCCAGACAAGACCAGCATAGGTTTTGGACACATCATTCCAAAAGGAGTGGAATACAAATTGTGGCAAGCCCATGTGAAGAAGGCAGGTGCTGCAATTGCCGCTGTTCGAAATTACTATGACCTGTCGGATATTGCCAATGAATACACGGCGCGAGCCGCACTCAAGGAGGCCAAGCCATGACCAACGATGATATTATTGAACTGATTGCTCAGCTTCGCGCTATGTCGCGCTGCGAACACGAAGACATGACTGTAGCGTCTGATGCTGCTGATGCAATGCATGAGATGCTGTTTCGCATCGCAACTTTGGAAAAGGCTCTAAAGCCTCTTGCAGATATGTGGCTTTATCCAGACGATCTCGGCGTGGTCATGGCTGCTAATATCCGAGAGGATGTAGACTGGGATGAAGCTACGAACGACGAGGTTGATTGCGCCGAAGGAATTCGTCGAAAACACATTCGTGCCGCTCGACTTGCGCTGAAAGGAGTAATGCTGTGAAAGATATTGTAGAGCGTCTCTTAACAGAAAACACGATGTACTCTTATTATGATTCACCAGAAATTCAATTGGACGCAGCGAGGGAGATCACCCGCCTCCGCGCCCGCGTGGAGGTGCTGGAGCGCATCCGCGCAGCAGCAGACGATTTTTTCGCTTACGAGCGCAGTTGGTATTGGGGAGAGAAATTCAAAGCCCTGCTCGCTGCCCTGAAGGAGGCCAAGCCATGAGCGACATCGTGAGCAAGCTGCGAATCGAGAATAGAAGGCTTAAAGAGGAGCATTTGGAATGCGCTCGACTTGCGACAATTCTAACTGATAGCCTCCGCGCCCGCGTGGAGGAGTTGGAAAGACTAAATCGCGAACTGGCTGAAGGCGACGCCCTCCGAGATGAGATCGCCCGCTACCGCGCCGGTCTCCAGAAGATCGTGGAGGGTGACGGCTTCTGGGATGCACCCTCCCTGGCTCGCGACCTCCTCGCAGGAAAGGACGTAACATGACACACCAGGTGCCCCTGCGGGTGCGCCAAGAGAAAGCCATGTTCGCCGCAGCCAAGGCCAACTACAAGGGAGTCTTCCCCGACGTTGATCCCCTCATCCAGCAACTCGGTGCCATCCTTGCCGACGACGCCGGCTTCCTGCTTGACACCTGCAAGCGCGCCGGTATACACCGTCAAACCCTCCGCAAGTGGCTACGCGGGGATCGCACACCCAACCTCCTTGACTTCCACTCTGTCCTGCTGGTAGCAGGATACACTCTCCGCATAGAAAGGAATGAGACATGATCGAGATCCAGAACAACCTGCCCATCCCCCCGCGCCGGGGCCGCCCCATCAAGTACCCCCTTGACCTCATGCAGGTGGGCGACTCCTTCTTCGTAGCAACCCAGGTGCGCTCCACCCTTAGCAACTCCATCAATCGGTGCCGCAAGAAGCTGGGCTCCAGTTTCACGGTGCGCACCGTCGAAGAAAACGGCGTCCGTGGCCTGCGGGTGTGGCGCGTGGCCTAATGTGGGATGAGCGCTTCCTCGCCCTTGCCCACCACATCTCCACGTGGAGCAAGGACCCCAGCACCAAGGTGGGCGCAGTCCTCGTGGGCACCGACAAGCGGCAGGTCGCCCTGGGGTACAATGGGTTCCCTGGGGGCGTACTCGACTCCGCCTCCCGCCTCAACGACCGGGACATCAAGCTGCGCTACACCATCCACGCCGAGCGCAACGTGCTTGACAACGCACACTTCCCCACGCAAGGTGCCACCCTCTACGTCACCCACCCGCCCTGCTGCAACTGCGCTCTCTCCGTCATCTCGAAAGGAATCCGCCGTGTGGTATCATCTCCAATGTCTTCCGAGTTTGCTTCGCGATGGGGCGCGGAAGCTTTCCTCTCACGTGACCTCTTTCGCGAGGCGGGCGTGGTATCTAGCTATTGACGAACTCGTTCCGTGGGCGGCGGCCATCCTCATCGTTGTCTCCCTCGGCGCTTCCCTCGTCCTCCCCATCCTCGCTGGTGTGTGGCTATGGCAGCAGATTACAAACTGAAGACCCCCCTCGGCCCGCACCCCGCCGGGACCCCCATAAAAGTTGTTGACCCCCACGGCTACGACCTGCTAGGTAGCATCTACGACATCATCCTCCCGGATGGGTCGTCCTCTTGGGCCTACGATTATGAAATAGATTGGAGCCAGAAATGCCATCCTTCCTCAACCACCCAAACCAGAAGCGAGTGAAGCTTCTCCTCCTAGGTGACCCCGGGGCAGGGAAGACCGGACTCATGGCCACCTTGGCCAACAAGGACTACAAGGTCCGCATCCTCGACCTCGACAACAACCTCGCCATCCTCAACGCCTACCTGCAGGAGGGCAAGGGTAGCAACGTCTCCTACTACAGCATCCCCGCCAAGGACCCCGACTCGTGGAAGAAGTCCATTGCCCTTACCACCCAGTGGAAGCTTCCTGAGGAGGACCTCGGTGATCTCACCACGTGGGATAGCAACACCGTGCTCGTCGTCGACAGCGCCACCTTCTGGAACGATACCTGCATGTCGCAGGTCCTCAAGGAGAACGGCATCTCCGACGACAAGGCGGGCTTCGACCAGTCGATGTGGGGCGTGATGAACAAGCGCTTCGAGAACCAGGTTGCGCGCCTCACCAGCGACCGCTACAACTTCCACCTCATCCTCATCGCCCACATCCGCCTCATCGAGAACAAGAAGACCGGCGGTCTCATGCGCGCCTTCCCCTCCTTCTTGGGGCAGCAGCTTCCCAACGTCGTCGCGCGCTACATGAACAACGTGTGGCTCGCCTCGCGAAAAGATGGAAAGCCGGTCTTGCACACGCAGACCACTCGTGATATGGGTTACCTGAAATGCAGCGCACCCCACCGGGTGCAGGCAGAGGCACCATTCGATCTGGGTGCCATCTTCAAGCAGATCGAATCGTAAAGGAGAATCGAAAATGGACTTTTGGAACACGACCCCCGGCGACATCGAGGACATCCGCGACATCCCGCCGGGCAAGTACCTGGCCTACGTCTCGGGCTACCAGATTGACGCCGCCGAGGACAAGCCCTACGTCGTCCTCGAATTCAAGGTGCGCGATGCCCTCTCCGGCCAGGACATGACCGGCGTGGAACTCAACCGCCCGCTGCGCACTGGCCGCATGTACTTCACCCCCGCCGCCAAGAAGTACACCAAGCGCAACCTCAAGAAGCTCTATCCGTCCCTCGCTGACGGCGTGGCGTGGAAGGAGCAGTTCGAGAACATGGTGGGCCTCGAAGCCGTGATCGTGTACGCCACCACCAAGGGGTCCAACGGCAAGGACTACACCAACGTCGTGGACTTCGCGGCGGCGTAATCGGGGTACCTGAGGCTACCCCGAAGGGCGTGTGGTGGCGCCCTCAAGGAGACACACGCATCCCTGCACCTCAGGGCCGTGATGCACCTGTCTCCACCACCACCCCTCTCCCACCATAGCTGCGGTGTGTAGTTGAGGGCGAGTGGCGGCGTCCAAGAGCAGCAAGGCAGTACTTTACACCGTAGCTTCGCGTTTAGGGGGTACTGCCCACCGCCACCTCAATTCCCCGGAGATACCATGCTTGTCCTCCTCGACTATCCCAGCATCCAGGATCTCAAGGAGGGCAAGCCCCTCTCCGGGTACCCCGCCGCCCTCTTCGAGATGGCCGCGCGCTATGCCGACCTCGGCCCCCACGAAATCCATACAGTCTTCCCCGACCTTGCCCCCTACGGCAATCCCAACAACTTCTTCCACAAGAAGAAGGATTGCCCCCTGGATGACGCCGGCAACCCGCGCCACAAAGCCGGCATCCTCAAGGGCAAGTATCTCCCCCACTACCAGAAGGCGCGCGAGGTGGCCAAGGGCCACAACCTTATCCTCGCCATGGGTGACTTCTCCTTGTGGTGCCTGACGGGGGAGAACCTCTCGGACCACCGGGGCAACATCCTCTACTACGACAACGGCATCCGCGTCATCCCCACGCACAACCCCCGCGCCATCGTCAAGCAGCAGGGCCTCCTGCCCGTGGTGGCCATGGATATGCGCAAGGCGTGGCAGGAATCCCTCAAGCCCCGCAGCACCTTTCCCCGCCGACGCATCCACATCGTGGAGAGCGTGGCCGACATGGATGCAGCCGTGGCCGACATCTTCAAGGAGGGGCAGTTC